GGTATCTGGGCTAACATAGCTGGCTTAGAGGATGACGTAAGTGATTTACAAGACGCGTTCGGCACGCAGGGTGTAGTTGACGATCCTGATACGTTAGACATTGACGAATCTTCACCTGCAACGGGCGTCTACGGTATCATCGACCAGATAGCTAACGGGTCTTTAGACAACGAAGATGCTATTGCCGCGCTAGAAGCAGTTATCGGTGAGCCTGCTACGTACGCCGAGGATGGCACTACTGTCCTCACACCTGCAACTGGGGTATACGCTCAGTCAGGAGAAGGTGTTAACGCTGACGTACTAGAAGCTATAAATGCTGTGTACGACTACGTAGGAAATATGGACACGGTAGGCTCTGCGGAGTTGGAGGCAATCGGTGCTATAGTAGGCAAACCTGCCCAAGAGGTAACTCAAGAAGATATAGACGCCGTTACATCTTTAGTACAGGGCACTGCGGTTGACCCAGAAACAGGAATAGTATCTCTTTATGACGCTAAATACGACGTAAACAACGACGGTGTAGTAGATACTAGAGATCAAGACCTACTAACTGCGGTACAGGAAGGAGATTACTCGGTATATGGTGGGGAATTAGCTACGGATTCGCTGTTTTCTAACACTGGATTTTATGATATATTCGACGAAACTAGGTACGATACGGAAATACAGCGCAAACAAGACCAAGATATACAAAACGATATAAATGAAGAAATAAACAACAACATAAATACCAACACAAACATTTTCTTAGACGCGCAGAAAAAAGCAGAGGAAGAGGCAGATAAACAAGAATACGCCCGTTTAATGCAGCAAGTACAGGCTATGAGCCAAGTTAGCGTAGAAACTCCTCAAGAGCTTGCGAACATTGAGTATATGTATGATGTATATGGTGATAGTCCTTTTGCTAATGATCAGCAACGGGGGCTGTATCAAAGTCCTTACGCTAGAGCGAAACAGGATGAAATGGCAACACAACAACAACTTCCTCTTAGAGCCGCTGCCGAAGGCGGGCTGATTGAGGATGAAACCGACGAATTAATGAAACTATTAGGTATATAATCATGGCCGAGACAGATACAACTGACGCAGGTTGGTGGGATAATACAAAAGACAAAGTAGGGGGTTGGCTAGCTTCAGAACAAGGCTCGAACGCTAAAGCCGGAGTATTGTCGTACTTTATAAACAAATCTGGGTTTACTGACGAAGAGATTAAGCGTTCAGGATACCAAGGGTCTGTGCCTGATTACAAAAAAATTATGGAGCGGGTTAACTACACCGATGCGCAAGATCGTGGGGCTGTTAGTCCCGGCGGGATGGGTAGACGCTACTTTTCTGACACTCGGTACCTTAGAAACGCAGGTGGGGATAGTGGTATTGAGTCTACCCCTCAAACATTGTACGAAGACGATACAACTATATACACAAAACCCACCATAGACTACGAAGGTGGGCAAATAGCTAAAGAAGACCAAGACGAGAATCTAACTTACACCGAAGAAGGGTACTTATCTACTCCCGGCGAAAACCCGCAAGTGTATGGCAATAACTACACGGACGAGGGTCGGGCTATAGAAAGTATGGCTCAAGACTACTCTAACCAAGACATAGCTTCGGGTATCGCCGCAAACCAAGCTAGAGGGTTTTCTGCGGGCTACAGCCCCTATATGGCTGCCGGTGGTAAGGTTAGCAAGTACAACATGGGCGGCATGGCCGCTTCCCCTTATGCCAAAAAAGAAGAAGAAGAAGATTCCGCCAACTTTAACATGGGCGGCGGAGTACAGCAGTTAGCTGGTGGTCGTTATCTAAACGGTATGACAGACGGTATGGCTGACGAAGTACCTTCTAACATAGATGGAGTACAACCCGCTGCCTTGAGTGACGGCGAGTTTGTTATTCCTGCGGATGTTGTAAGCCACCTAGGTAACGGTAGCTCTAATGCAGGCGCTAACGTGTTAAACGATATGATGTCTAATGTACGGGAAACCCGTACGGGTAACCCAAAACAAGGCAAAGAAATTGATGCTAAGAAAGTTTTGGCTCAAGGTGGTATAGCTAACGCATATGCGCATGGCGGCAAAGTCCAGAAGTTTGCAGAGGGTGACTTAGTTGCCGAGCCTGTTAATATAGAACCGATGAACAACACTACTGATCCTGCTCCTGCTAATTCTGACGATTCTGTTGTTGCTACGGATAACGCTACTCAGGGGGCTGATCCAAAAATCAATGTTACCGATAATTCTGGGCTAGGTAAGCAGACAGGCGCGGAATCGTCTCTATCCAACTGGGTAGGTGATACTGTTACTGGCATGATTGGTAGAGGCGAAGCCCTAGTAGATGATGGCTACCAAGCCTATACCGGCCCGCTAACCGCTGGTATTACCGGCAACCAACAAGCTGCATTTGACGCTGGCGCTAACATAGATACCTCTGGCGCAGGGCTAGGCTCGTTTGGTGATTTAGACCAAGCAGGTAGAGACGCCTACATGAATCCTTACCTCCAAGGCTCTCTTGACCCACAGCTACGTGTAGCACAAGAAGAAGCTGCTAGGCAGATGGCTGAACAGAACGTACGTGCAGCGCAGTCGGGATCATTCGGCGGCTCTCGAAACGCTATTATGAATGCTATGCTCCAACGAGATTCGGCGCAGCAGCAGGCTGATATTACAGCGCAAGGGTACAACACCGCGTTTGATAACGCGCAGAAGTCTTTCGGAGAAGATCGCCAGTTCGGTTTGGATGCTTTACAGCGCCAGTCTGACCTAGGTGCGACAGAGCGTGACATTTACTCTGAGTCTGTAGCTGCGGCGAAAGACCAGTTTGAAGAAGAGCGTGACTTTGATTGGAACGCTAATCAGTATATTAGCTCGTTACTACAGGGCTTACCTGTAGAGGCACAGAATTATAATTATTCTCAGCCTAGTGACTACGCGGATATTACCTCCATGTACAAAGCACTGGGTGGCACAGGTGGCCCCGCTGATGTACTTACCGGACTGATTGACGCGGGTACTACATACGGAGCGGATAAAATTAAAGATTTCTGGGAAACGACGTTTGGCGGGAGTGATCAAACAGAGCCGGATGCAGGTGATACATAGGCTAACCAAAACACTAATCTTGATAACGTAGTGTAACAAACTTTTATTAGGGCAATACAATGGCATACACAGGTAACGGCATAGCAGGAATGTTAGACACAGTGGATAAAACCGCAGGTGTTTACGCGGGTAACCCCGGCAAACTTAAACAGGCTATGGGTAAACAACCTAGCATGGGGAATATTCCTAGTGACCTGATTGACGCTCTAGCGTTACAAAAAATCACTAGCGAAAAAGAAGCTGCTAAGAACCAGATGATGCTGGCACAGCAGCAGAACCCTAAAACTATTGTTGACCAGTTAGAAGAGAAGGCAACTGCGCTTACTAAGAACGAGGTTACTGGTCAAGTTGGGGATGTGCTACAACAGAAACAACAGAAGCAACAGAAAGCCCAACAGAAAATGCTTGCTCAGGCTACTAAGCCACAGGGAGCTGGTATCGGTAATCTGTTAGGCGGAGCACCGCAAGGTGGAGCACCACAAGGCCGACCAATGCCACAAGGCCGACCAATGCCACAAGGTATGCCACAAGGTAATCCTATGCAGGGTGGGGTAGCTGCGGCTGCCGGTGGACTTATGCGTGCGCAGTTTCAAAAAGGCGGTGATGTAGATGCGAGAAAGCTCTCTGTGGAAGGTAATATCGCGCAAATAGAAAAGTATGCGGAATCACAGGGTGGTAAGTTAAGCCAACAAGTTATGCAAAGTATGGCGGCGGCTTCTAAGAACAATAGAGCAATAGTAGACTTCTTAAAGACTAAGTATGGTTTTGATGGTTTTGCCGCTGGGGCAGAAGACCTATATGGCAGAACCCGAATGCCCTCGGCGGATAACGCGGCAATAAACGAAAAACTCCGCGCTAAAAATGTAGACCCAAATGCTCGTACTGCGAGTACTGCCATTGATGCGTTTATGAACTACGGTTCTGGGCCACTAGTCGATAAGGAAGGTGGCGGTAAGCGGTACATGACACAAGAAGAACGTGTCGCTAAACAGGAAAACGAGGCTGGATTAAAAAAGGCAACGGCTGGTGAAGACGCTCAGTTTGGCTTAGAGGATGACTTAGAAAGGTTAATGGCTGATGAAGACGCCCAGTTTGCCGCTGACGATACCGCTGGTATTGACGCCCAAGTACAAGGTGTCATAGAAGGCGGAGCTAATCCTTACGGTAAGGTCGATGCAGCTTTAGCCGCTGCAAAAGGTAACGCAGGTGAGTCCGCTGGGGGACTAGAGATAGGTTCGGCAGCACAAGACCTAACAAAGGGAAACTTACAAGGGCTTGGGGCGCTTAAAGACGATGGTAAAGTTAATCCTCAACCATTTAAAGCTGAGCAAGAAGCTGCGCGTACAGACTCTGATAAGTACTATAAAAGACAGGAGAATGAAGACGCCTATAGAAAAGATATGGAAACACGTAAGAAATTTTACGGGGAATACGATCCAGAAGCAGATAAAGAGAGACAATCCGAAGCCTTCGCTGCGTATGTAGGTAGGGGTAAAGGGGGTGCTGCTCAGGGACTACAAGCCCAAATGCAAGTAAGAAACGCGCAATCCAAAGCTAGAGAAGGGCAAATGCTCGGGCTTGAAGCATTAGGGCAAAAAGGTAGAGAGCAGGATCGTCTAATAGCTGATAAAGGTACGAGCCGGTACGATAGCATAGGCTCGAACGGCACTTCAATACTAAATGCGGCTGTCCAAGGCTTTTCTGTTGCATCACAACAAGACATGATCGCAGCGCGAGAAGACCTTGATCGAAAAGATAAGACCATAGCTAGAAAAATGGAGGCTAACCTAGCGGAAGCCGAATTGGAAATGAAGAAAATAACTGCGGCAGGCGAGGCTAGCGCCACTCAAAGAAAAGACGTATTATCCCTTATCGTTACCGCTGAAGACAACATTCTTAAAGCTAAGCAAGACATATTTGAAGTCTACGAGCCACAAATAAGTATGGCACAGCAGCAAGGAAAGGATACGGCAGCGCTAATAGATGTAAGAGATAAGGCGATTGATGGTGTTATATCTGGGTATGCGGGCGTACTTACTACATTGAACGAGCTGGCGGGAGTAAATAAATCAAACCTTAGCGGCAGCCCCTACAGTGACAGTCCAGATGTGAACAGCATAGTCGGCGATAAACTTAAAACAAAACAGTAGAGAGTACTTATGGCAAGTAGAGCGGATATTGAAGCGGCCCTAGAAGTATCAGATCGGCAAGGGGATAGACGCTCTTCAGACATGTTACGAGTAGCATTGTTTGAGTTAGACGGAGCACCTAGAACCTCTGTTGAAGAGTATAAGGCTCGCTTATCTATGGGGCCAAGGCAAGAAGAATCCGGCGTATTAGGTAACCTAGCTAAAGGTTTTGGCGCGGGTGCTGTTGGGACTATCGAATCTGCCGCTTTAGGCTTATCTACTGTTCTTGAAGAAGAAGACGAACTAAAAGCCCGCGAAAAGATACAGCGTGTGGCCGATAGATTTACTCCTGAAGGTGGAGACAAAGATTCTATTACCTATAACGTAGGGTCGGGCCTCGGCTCTATTCTTGGCACAGGTGCAGCTACGTTAGCAGGTGGTGCAGTCGCTGGCCCCGCAGGTGCAATTGCCGCAGGTACCGCAGCAGGTGTAGCTACTCAAGTCGGTGAAGCGAGTGAACGTGCCCGTGAAGCAGGCGTATCAGAAAAAGAACGTAACCGTGCAATAACTAATCCAATGATTATCGGTGCGGGTTTACTAGAAACCATCCCCTACCTAAAAGCTGTCGGCAAATTTAGTAAGCCCACCGCCAATAAACTAAGCAAAATGCTTGGTGGCGACAAAGAACTCAAAGGTCTACTTGACCGAGCTAGAAGCGCCGGAACTACTGGTGGTGTGGAAGCCCTCCAAGAACTTGCCCAGAACACTGCACAAAACTTAGTCGAGCAAGGCTACAACCCAGACAGAGAACTCGCTGAAGGTGCCGCTGCGTCTGCCGGATATGGCGGTGCAACAGGTGCTATCTACCAACTACTTATAGATGTACTTCCGGGGAGACGAAGAGGTGCTACGCCACAACGTGATGAGACAGGCCCAGAGTCAGAGGCGGATGTACAAGATGTCCCAGAAGAAATTAGCGAAGAAGACATCGAACGAGAGCAAGGCGAACTGTTTGGTGAAGACGGGCAAGGAGAGTTGTTTCCACAAACCAGTTTAGACAGGCGCAACGCTGAGGCGAGAAGAGAAGATGAAGCTAGTGGCAAAATTACATCGACTGACGCTAGGCTAAAGGACGAGGCAGAGACAAAAGAAATTGAAGACATGTTCGCAGAGGATGAGCGGGCTAAGAAACAAGTAGATATAGACGAAGTAATAGACAAGGATAAGAAAGACGAAGCAGCCGCAGAAAAAGACAAGGTAGCAAAACAAGAAGCTGCACGTGCAGACGATGCGGAAACAAAAGAGATTGAATCGTTATTGGCGGAAGATGCAGGTGTAGAGGCTGAGGCCACTGCCGAAGAAGCACTTAAAGAACTACCTAAAACCGACAGACGAGTGCAAGAAGGGCGAGAGAAAAGAGCCGCCGAAACACGTGAGCGTATACTTAACAAAGTCCTAGATGAGTCTGTGGACATTAAAGGGTTTGCTAACCCTCAAAAAGCTATAGAGGCTAGATACCACAGAGCATTGAAAGCGGAAAAGGTAGCTAAAAGTTTTGCTACAAAAGCGGAAAGCGCTACTATAGCCACTGAAGTTAAGAAAACTAAAAAACTACAACAAACTTCGGGCGACCCCCTAGCGACAGGAGACACAGCACGTGGAGCTACTAACGCAAAGCAACAACCTAAGAATGCTACAGCAAAACGAAGTGGAGCTAGCGTTTTCAGTAATCCAGCAAGTGTGGAACAAAGACGGGAGCCAGTTCAAAACCCCACCGCAGCTAAGGCACCTACAGCTAGAGGAGTGGAAGTGTCTGATGGAGTCGTTAATACGCTTGTTGGTGGAGAAGGAGACGTCAATCCTACACTAACACCTACACCTCTGGATACAAACGTGGTCGCCCCGGGGGTAACTACAAGAGGTACTACACCTCAACCTGTTACTGTAAGTAAAGATATACCTACACTAGAACAAGCTAAAGCTAAACTAGCTAAAGCTAAAGCTAAGCCCAAAGCTAAGCCCAAAGCTAAGACTAAGGCTAAACGCAAAGCTAAGGAAGTAGCTCCTCTAAGTCCTGCCGCAGCGCGGATGGAAGAGATTCGTAGGACTGGCTACGTTGACGAAGTGCCTGATAGTAAAAACCCTGTAACAGATGCAGACAGGAAAGCGGTTAAAGCCAGTGAAAATAAAAAGGTAGCTACCTACTTTGGTAACGCGCCTGACCCAGTTGATGGGATTCTAAATGCCGTTAGCGACATTGTGTTGGGAACTCCAGCTACTAGCGTGGCGGCAAATGACAGCTTAGACCCCGATGTTAGAGCGCAACTAAAAAACCGAAGTGCAGATAACGCTACTGAGGCGTTAGCAGAGGTTAAGAAAATCGTGTCCCCAGAAGTCGGTAAGTTTATCGACAAGAAGCTGGCGGAGAAACGAAAAGAGATTAAAGAAAAGCCTCCTACCACCAAGGATAAGGCAGATGACCTTACAGAAGAACGGCAGAGAAGTCGTCAACGTACGTTAGATAAAAAAGAAGCCCTAGAAGACGTACTTGACCAAGCGCAGTTTGAAAAGGCGGAGAAAGAATTACTCAAGCAACTAAACGAGGGTGTAGACAAAGATAAGCAACAGAAGACTGTAGCGGCTAAACAAGTCGTGAAGTACATGCAGATGACTGACCGCTATAAAAAGTTTGCTACCCTACCTCCTAAACCTAAGAAAAATAAGGTGCAGAAAGAAGTAGATGAAGTAGTAGCCACACTAGAAGAGATAGAAGTCTACGACGAAATGAACTCCTTTACTGAGGAAGAAATAGGTTTAGACCTGAACGTAGACAGTTTCGCTAACTTGGGCAAAGACACAGACGCTCTTGCTACAGACCTAACTCCTGAGATAGTTAAACTACTCGAGAGTGGGGACTTAAAAGGCGCGATAGAAGCGGTAGCTAAACTACCTATTACTTCACGTGTTAAGACTGCTGCGGAAGCATTGGCGAACTACGTGGGCGACGCTAAGGTAGTTGTAGTGAACGACAACACTAATAACGCTGCGTCCAAAGAATTTGCGCGGGCGGAAAAAGAATTTAAACAAAAGTATGGCGAAGATAAAGTGCTTAAAGGGTTGTACGTTGCTAGCGACAATACCCTAGATAATACTATTATCCTTGGCCCTAAAGGGGTTAACGTCCACACGTTACTACATGAAATGACACACGCTGCGACAGTTAAGGCTCTTCTAAACAAAGGCGACCCGATAACCAAGCAGCTAAATAATATATACAAACAAGTTAAGGGTACGCTACCTACAGTTTACGGGAGCACCAATTTACTTGAGTTTGTAGCTGAGGCGTTTAGTAACCCAAGTTTTCAGAAAGACCTTTCTAAGATATACAAGAAAGACATGACCCTTAGTATGTTCCAAAAATTTGTTAACTCCGTGAATAACTTATTTCGCCGTATAATGGGTATGTCATTTAAGCCTGTGTATAAAGGAGACGGAAACACTTTTAGTGCCCTATCTAAGACCGATGCCCTTATCCTGCAAATACTACAACCTGCTATGGGCGTAAACGAGGGTATAACTCTAGCGCACATGTCTACTAAGGAAGGCGTGCAAGAAACAATGAGCAACATGGATAAGATACAGAAAGCCTTTAAGCCCATGACTAAGGCTGATGGTTCTAGGTTTGGTGATAGCGCGATAGATTTTATTACAGGCTCTCCTCGTAAGATGGGTTCGTACTTATTAGAACTCGCCCCTATGTTAGCTATGGTAGACATAGCCACCAGTGCTAACGCTAAGCTAGGTAAACTGTCCAAACAGTTACATGACGCTTTCTTGAAGCAGCGTGCAGCCATACGAGAATCAGATAACGATCTTAACGTAATTAAAGGCGAGTTCGCTAAGTGGGCGGACAAACAAAGTGAAGCCGCAATAACGCGCTTTAATGACGTTGTGTTTAGCTCCACAACTAGTCAGATTGACATTGCCGAAAAGAAAGCAAGTGACTATAAAGACGACGATGTTATCGAGTTTAAAGGGCGAGAAATGAGTTCTCGAGAAGCCTACAACATAATGAAGAAAGAGTGGAACGCTCTTGGCCCAGACGGACAGAAAGTCTACAACGATATGCGTCAGGCTTACAGAAACCAATTCGCTAGACTAAAAGAAGCTATCTTTGGTGACATAGATAAAGCTAGCACCGATGCGAAATCGGCGGGGCAAGTGAAGAGCTTACTGACCAAACGCCTGTTTGAGAAAACTGAGCTAGGAGTTTACTTCCCACTACTACGTGAGGGTAACTTTAAGCTAGTGTATGAGTTAAAGGCTGACCGTAAGAGCGAGAGAGATCAGGCGCAAGTAGAGATGTTTACTACTAATGCCCACATGCAGCGTAGAATTAAAGAGTTAGAAAACGACCCCGAAGTAGTGCAGGAAAAAGTGTTTACGTATGAAACCGGTAAGGGTTCTATAAGCACTACGGGAGTCGTGCCTCCTACAGCTTTTGTCAACACTATACTTACGCAGTTAGATTTAGCTGGAGTAGACAAAGAAGTATCTGCGAACATACTTGAGCTGTACATAGATTCGCTACCAGAATCAGCTTTCGCCAAGTCTATCCGAAAACGTAAGAACCGCGAAGGGTATATCCCTGATGCCCTATATACGTTTAATAGGAAGGCATACGACATGGGCAGGCAAATCGCCCGTCTAAGTAACACCTCTAACTTAATAGCCTTACAAAGTGAGATGAACGAGTTCGCTAAGTTAGAAGAGTCGGCTATGCAGGAAGACCCTAAACGTAAGGGTAAGGTAAATGCTTTTTCTGACATTGTAAACCAACTCAACATGCGTGCTAGCTACGCTAGAAATCCTAAGACTGAGTACCAAACGCAAGCGCAAGCAGCTAACCGTTTTGCATTTATGTACACAATAGGGTTTAACGCCTCGTCTGCTATAGTCAACATGTCACAGATACCTTTATTTGTTATGCCTTACCTAAGTGCAGAGTACGGTATCGGTAATACAGGCAGGGCTATAAAAGACGCAGGTAAACTTATTACTGCGAGTAGTTCGGTATTAACCAAAGAAGGTAAGAAGTTAGGTAAGTCTTTAAAGCGTAAAATTAACCGCAAAGATGACATTACAGAAGATATAGAGTTTGAAGGTAAAGCTAGCTTAGAGAACTACTTTATTGCTAGGTACGATAAGGCTACTAACTCGCATGTATACGACCTTCGTGACGACATAGAGTTCCCCAATGCCGAAGTTAAAGCGATGGTGGAATCAATACAGCCATTAGTACAGGCTGCGGCAGACGCTAACCAACTAGATCAGTCTGTTATAGGCTCAGAGATTAACGTTGATCAGTCGGGGCAGCAGCGTAGCCTTTCAGACAGCGCTACTCGAATGGGGGCATGGGGCTTCCATAACGTGGAGAACTATAACCGACAAGTTACGTTAGCTACCACCTACTTACTGGCGTTACGTAAGTTAGAGGCGGATAAAGGAAGATCAGCTACGATAGAGGAAAAGCAAGCCTTAGCGGATAAATCACTAACTAAGACACAAGAACTTAATGGTGGCTCAGTTAAGGAAACAGGCGCTAGACTAGCGCAAACTGACCTAGGTAGTGTAGCGTTGATGTACAAAAACTTCGGTTTAACTATGTACTACAACATGTTTAAGTCCGCCTACGTAGCGTACTCTGACCCGGCGCAACGTAAAGTAGCAATTAAGCAGTTGGCTGGCGTGCATCTTACCTCGTTGTTTTTTGCAGGCGTTCAAGGCATACCGCTATACGGCGCAGTTAAGCTAGTAGCTAACATGTTTATGGATGACGAAGAGGAAGATTGGGACTCGTACGTACGTAGGAACATAGGCGAAGGTTGGTACAAAGGTGCGATCACTAAGTACTCAGGTACAGACGTATCTAAACGTGTCTCCCTTGGGCAGTTATTAATACAAACTAACCGCTACAACCCAGAGGCTTCGCCAGAGGAAGAGATATTCTTCTACCTTGGCGGCCCTGCATGGAGCACGTTCGCAGGTTTTGCTCGTGGTGTTACTGACTTAGGTCGGGGTAATTTAGAGCGTGGCATAGAGGGTATGTTACCTGCGGCATTCCGTAACCTTAACAGGGGTCTTAATAGGTACAACCGTGAAGGCGCACTAACACGTAGAGGCGACGTTATATACGATGACTTTAGTGCAGGTGAGCTTGCAGGACAGGTGTTAGGTTTTGCCCCTAGAGATTACGCGTTTAATCAAGAACAAAACATGATGAGTAAAGGCATTGAGCGCAGCATTGCCGACAAACGTTCTGACTTGTTAAGTAAGTATTACACCGCAGCTCGTAAGGGTGATTGGCCTCGTGTGCGAGAAATATCCGAAGAGATGTCGGACTTTAATAATCGTCACGCTCCTACGTACGGCAAGAAGATATTCATAAGCGGTAAAACGATTAAGAACTCTATGAAGCGTCACCAAGAGCAGTCCCTTAGAATGAACAACGGCGTATCTTTAAATCCTGCATTGCGTGATGGGTTAGAGATACAAAGAGCAGAATGGGATAAAGGTTGGCAGTTGTACTAAAACTACGTTACATCAGTGGAGGGGGGGCTGATGTAACGTAGAGTACTTTCTAGGAGAATGATTCTGGACTCCAGTGAACGCCAATGAACGCCAGTGAACACCAAAATCAACGCCAATGTATCATAAAGTCCGCCAAATGCGAACCCCTAAAAGGCCGCTTTCTTCGCGGGTTTTGGTGGTAGTAGACCACCCTTTACTATGCGTGTATGTAGCCAGTTGGCGCTTAGCTAGTACAGTATTTATACAGGGGATAAACAAGGATGAACCTATTACAAAGGCATCCCAGTTTACCTCCACCTTTACCCCGTCAGGGTTAAGATCGTACGTTCGCAGGATGTAATTCACTAAGCATAACCTCTTCAGGTACACTAGCGTCACAATCGACAATGATACAATCTGCCGGTGGTAGCTGCATCTGCGTACCTTTCGTAATGCGTACCTTTTTCTTCTTAGCGCCTAACTTGTCTTTCAAGTCCTGCACTAACTGCGTGTAGTTTATTTGTTGCTTACCACACCATTCCTTTAATGGTTTAGGTAATAGGTATGCCCGCTTCAAGTCAGTCTCGTACCTACCAACCAACTTGTTAGCACGTGGCATCATGTCAGGAATAACTAGGGAATCTAATCCGTTATTTTGTTCCCCACCTGATCTGGCAGTACTCTTAATCCAAATCATGCTGTTGAAGTGCTCACTCATGTAATCGTTTAACATTTGTTCTATAGATACAGACATATCTTCCACCGTTGCTTTGTTTACCCGTAGCTGGTTTATTATCCACTTCTCTACCGATGGTAGATCGAAGCTAGTCAGCTTTAAATTATTTGATATATGCAACCCTGCTAGAGTCATAGCGGCATGTACCGACCAGAATCGGTTTTCCGCTGTTAGCCCTGCTAGCCTATCTACACGAGCCTGCATATCCGCGCATATCTGCTTAACTTCTTCTACGTTGTTCATTACGTACTGTACAAACGGTACGCCCGCCCACCCGTAGTGTTCCGTTAATGACTTACTAAATACATCCGTTTCTTCCTTGGTACTAAAGTGTACTTTCTTGACGTGGCATTCGAGCACCCTCTGTGCCTCAGCTTTCGGCATATTCTTTATCATACTGATACGCTCGATAAGGCTAGTGTTCCCCGTAGTAACCGCGAGTAACTGCCAAGCCTCACCTCTGTGGCGTTCTTGGTTAGCCCCGCTAGTCATACGCCCACGCTGCCTGCCCGACGTTAATTGATATGCTAGGTCTGACAACTCCGTACCGTGTGAGTTAGTTAACTCATCCATGTACAAGGGTAAGTTATGGTACATCTCTCCTCTGTTCATTTTGGTGGCGTAAGTGTCCCGCTCTTGGATTAGCAACTCTTCTGGGTTCCCCCATATAGATGCCCCCGCAATCATAGCGGTTGTCTTACCTAGCCCAGACTCTTTACTGTGTATGTGCATGGCGGCGCAATGCAGCGACGAGAATGGCATAAGTACCGAGCCGAACCCTGTACCTAGTATGTATTGGTGTAACTCCATACCATCACGGTTATAAAAGTTAACCGTATCTATCCAGCCCTGTAGGTCGCCTTTAGGCTCGAACGCTGGGAACAAACCTGCGGTCTGCGATGATGGTGGGTTAAACTTCACCTTGTCGGCGTGTATCTCTTGGTTACCCAAGATAAACTTATCCATCTTCTTGTTTGTCCAACCAAACTGCCGGTGCGCTTCATCGGCTGCGCTTGCGTTCTGTAGTTCATTTATCCACGTTGTCGTGTATTGCATGAGTTCCTCCACCTTAGTTACTGCGACTCCTCGCATAGACATTTGCTTTCTAAACTCTTCTCTTGACGTCACCGAAGTGAGCGGCACGGTAAATTCTGATACCCCATCCATAGGTAGGTGTAAGCGCATTACAATGGCCTCGCCTAACTCTACATCCTTTAACCTGCGAACAACGTACAGGTCGTTGTGGTATATGGTCTTCTCATCTACGTCACCGTCAGCATTTTTAAGACGCATGTAGACGCCACCGTTCGCCCCACGGAAGTAAGGCTTTGGGTATGTCGGTATAACGTATTCTAGTACAGGTGCGTTGGGTAATTCTGTAGCTGGTGCGTACACCACCTCTTCTTCTGTGGCTTCTTTAAACTTCTTACCTAGTACTACTGGTGATTTTATCTTGCCCCAGTTGGGACAGTCAGGGCATACGCCCGCGTTGTTCTCGTCGAACGTAGTACAAGTGTACGGCCCTTTAATAAGGTCGAACTTGGCTTGCGTGAGGTCTGGACTATACCCCTCGTGCCCTTTAGATATTTTGTGCGCTGCTATCTCGCCATCGTTGCAGAACTTAGCGATAGACAAGCCCGCTCGCCACATAGGTTCGCTAGTGCTGTCTTGATCGGTAGCGATGATCTTTAGCTGCTCACAACCCCGACCCGATTTTGTTTTCATCATGATGTCTTTAAAGCTATTCTCGTTGTTACGTCTCATAGCCTCAGTGAACAAACTGATTGTCCCATCGTCTTCGGCAGGCACTACAATGCTCGCCATACCGATTACTTTGGCGAAGTCTTCTACTGATACAGGATCGCTATCGCACAACACGTTGACCTGTACCTTGGAACCGCCTTTCCAATTGTGCATGGATGGTATGCGTAAAACTCTAGCTGCGTCAGATGTTACCGCTGAATCAGCGCGTAGCCCCATACTTGATACCAGTCCCTTGAACTTAGCCGCAACTACTTGCCACTTACGTACAGGCACAGGCTCAGACAATGGCCAGTACACATGTAAGCCGTAACCAGAGTCCACTATAATAGGTTTTGGTAGAGAAACTTCTTTACAGAAAGTCTTTAACGCGGCCATAGCTTCTGGCCTAGTAGCGTACTTCTTAACGTCATCCCCTATGTCCAGATCAAGAAAGAACGCTTGCACATTCTCTACTAGGTCTGCACTGCGTGAGCCTTTACCGGCAAACGATCCTAGCGCGTAGAACGTATCCCACCCATCAGCATCGTAGTCGGTAGCGCTGGCTACCAAGGATTCTTTATCTTTGAAGAATATCTGTTTGCGGTCTTCCCACTGTTTGCCACCATTGCGTAAAGCCAATAGACAGTAGAAGTTCCCCTCCGCTAATACCTTTTCTAAAAATTCACTCGCATTCATATAACCCCCCAACCGAAAAAATACTACAAGGCGCTAGTGTAAGCCACCCTGTAGTCAAGTTAACAAACGGCTAAAGGTTATTCGTCGTCCCAATCATCAATGATAGAACTAAGGTCTTCGTCTTTGGCCTTTGGGGTTGGGCTAGCTTTCTTCTTAACTACTTTTTTCGGCGTAGGTTCTGGCTCATTAGGCGAAGGTTTGTCGTCGCCAAACACATCAGCGGTTATTTCTTCCATAGACTCTTGGCTAACTGCCTCTGCTGCTGGGGCGAACGGGTTATCGTCACCACCCATAGTGAAGCCCTCAACTGCACCGAATGGGTTAGACTTCTGCATCTCTACATACTTGATAACCTGTACAGCTTTCAAGCGTAGTGATACGCCGTGGTCACGCATGTTATACGGTACGAATACAACTGCTACGTTAACCGTACTGCCTGTAGTCAACCTAAAGTCTTCTGGTAACTCAGTACCCTTAGCGTCACATTGCATAGGCTTGTTAGTCAACTCTGCGCCGTACGCGCCTTTCAATTTAGCTTTGCCTACGTAGAAACCATCGTCGTCTTTAACGAATGGCATCTCTAACTTGGCAGGCCACTTGGCTTCTTTCTTTTCTTGGTACGCTTTAGACATTTCAAGGAACAACGCCTTGGCTTGGTCTTTGTTCATACGGAATGACATCTCGTATGACGCGCCATCTTCTTTCGGGTCACAAGATACCGAACGGTTCTCGGCATTGTCAAAACGATACGTCTGGTTGATACGTGGGTATAGTGCTTCTACATTATTTACTAAGTACATGCTCATTCTCCTAAGAATGGTTTGGGTTATGTTCGTACCCATCGGTAATTCCAAAGGGTGACGATCCTACGCTCTGCTCGATAACGAGCAAAGTTATTGCTTCTTTCGTGTCAGGGTGATTCTTAGTCTGACTTACTACGTCTACCTCTTGCTTGCCCAAGGAACGGACTGGCTTGAAGTAAAGTTTTGGTACGGCGCTGTACTCATCGAAGTACATTTTGGTAACGATAGACGCTGCTTGCGTATTATTTTGTGATAACAAACGAACGTATTCTTGCATTGGCATGTTGCCCTTTACAGTTTTACCAAAAATAGAAGTGGCTGGCAACTGAATTTGATAAACTTCATCTAACTTTTCAGCCGGTGCTACTGCTAATCGTTGAGAAAACCTACAAGCCCTACCATTACTTCCAGATGAACCGCGTACATTTTGCTTGCAGTCCATACACCGACGACTCTGTACCTGTTCTTCTGGCACGTCCGCGTCAGGTGTTTGTGTTGTAGACGACCAACACGTTGGTGCTACAGTTTTACTAGGGTCGAAATCTGCGGCGTAGTATGAACGTGATACGGGTGCCGCGTCTAGTAAAACAACCTCCATACTGTTGTCATAAGCAAACGGTTGCCCCATAAAGTTCCCACCCCGCAAGCTGATTCGGCGCATCTAAGCGTCCTCATCCACGCTAAGCCCTAAGTGCGCAAGCGTGTTACCTTTCCAGTCATCGGTAGAGGTTCGGCTTAGCATAGCGTCTTCAACTAAAGGTATCTTAAACCTATAGGTATGGCCTACACTTACGTAGGTGTGCTCAGGTATGTGGCCATTGCGTAGCCACGCTCGAACAGTAGACACAGACACCCTAAAGTGTTTGGCTAACTCTTCTATTGTTGCTAGTTGTTCCATTACTTTTTCCTCACTGATAATGTGTATTCTGAATCCACGTTAAGCCCCATAGGAACTACATCGGGATTTTCTTCTAAGTACTGGCGCATGTTAGTTTGGTTAACACGTTTGTCTAACAGCTCCGGCACTCCCTCTTCTAATATAAACTTGTGCATGGACTCCCAATCGCTAGTCCAGTACCGTGTCTTAGTGCTACGGTAGAACAAGCCCTCGGCGGTACGTACACTTTCAACACCTTGCTCATCACAATATTTAAGTAGTGCGGCTTTCACTGCGTCTAACTTCTCAGACAATGCTTTGTCTTCTTCTTTGAAGTTGGCCGACAACTCTGACCGCTTGCTACGTATCTTCTGGTACACCCGTACCATCTTGGCCACGTCTAATGGTTCTGACATAACTACCTCCTAGTTAGTGGACGAGTAATATAGTGGTATGTAATGCCCTAGTCAAGTAGTTCGTTGTAAAGATCGATCATTTTTGTGTGTACGTCTATTCTATTATCTAATAGTGAGTACACACGTTTTTCTACGGCAGAACCTTGTAACTGGACGACGGTACATTTGTGGTCTTGTCCTGCTCTGTGTACACGTGCGTTGGCTTGGGCGTATGTTTCCAGTGAAGAAGTTGGCCCCCACCATACGACAGTGTTTGCAGCGGTCAGGGTCACACCGTGTGCAGCGGACTGCGGTTGTATGACTAACACCTTGGGGTCGTCGGTCTCTTGAAACCGTTTGAATATCTCAGTACGTTTACTAGCTGGTACATCCCCACGTATAACCTCAGTGGCTATACCGTCATCACGTAGCTTGTCTGTGAGTATGTCAATGACATGTTTGAACGGTACAAACACGAGTATTTTCTTACTCGACTCATCAATGACTTCACGCAGTACTTTGTATCGGTTCTTAATATCAAACTCTAATGTCTCTTTGTCATCGGTGTACACTGCGCCTGCGCTTATCTGTAGTAGCTTGTTCATGGTAACCGCTGCGTTTACTGCGGTAACTTGCTCGCCTGCCACGCGCATAACGAGCTGATCCTTCAAAGCCTTGTAATACTTCTTCTGCTGACTTGTTAACTCGACCTCACGCTTAACGTATACCATCGGCGGTAGGTCTAGGCATTCCTCCTTGGTAAACCGTATCGCAGGTTGTAGTGCGTTGAATACTGTATCAGTAGCTGACTCTTTCGGTGCCCACTTGAATTGCGTAACGCGAACCAATACTTGATCTCGGAACGCACTAAAGAACTTAGGTACTGCTTTGGGGTTAACAAGTTTAGCTAGGCCATACGCATCTACTGGGCTTTGTGCGGCGGGCGTACCCGTCATCAGCCACAGCCACGTGTCTGGTTTAACTACCCTGTTTAGAGTTTTCCAACGGTCGGTCTGCACATTCTTGTAGTGAGTAGCCTCATCTATAATAATGCAGTCGAAGCCCCCATCAGCTATGACGTCTTGTACTATCTTCACACCATCGTAGTTAATGATAACGAACTCAGCGCCACCCTCGATTATCTTTCGGCGTTTTGCTTTCGCACCATGCGCCACGTCAACTGTTCGGTGCATAGCAAAGGTAAACAAGTCAGCACGCCACGCGCTATCCATGATTGACAGTGGGCATATAACCAACACGCGGTTGATCTTGCCTTGTCTCATCAAGTAGTCAGCCGCCCATATTGCGCTGGCTGTCTTACCTGTGCCCTGCTCATTGAAACAGAACGCACGGCGGTTCATAGTCAAGAACCCTGCTGTCTTCTTCTGGTGGTCAAACGGTTCGTACTTACCTGTCCACTCATACCTACCCTCAATAGGTGATGGCGCGTTGATCTTCATGTTACGTAAAGCCTTGGCCTCGTCTAGTCCCCAACTAACCGCTACTGTGTTAGGGGCGACTTCCTTACTCCTAGGTATAACCTCGGTGACTTGCTTAGGGTTACGCAGTTTAAGTAGTATGGCTTTGTTATCTAAAATTCTCATCTATAGGTCTAAAAGCGATACGATTGTTTTCATTGGCCCCGCCACCGATTGGTAATCATCTGCACCATGGCCAAAAAAGATTCTAGTAGCGTAGCTCTCGTTGCCATTGCTCCGTTTAATATGCATTGGCTCCATGTATAACACGTTGTCTAAATTTACTAGTATTGTTTTGCGGTCGTCGTATCTCGTTAAAAGTATAAACTTGCTCATGTCTTACCCCCTGATTTATAGTTACGTGCTCGGTTCTTACTACTACTTTCTACCTTGTACCCATCAGCATTCGACCCGCCATTGGCTAGCGACTTGTTGTGCGATATGTCTTTACCTTTACGTTTCTTGTACCCGTGCTTCTTATCGAACGCACGTCTAGCACGCTGTCGTTCCATACGTGCTCTGTGTTCTTTACTACCTACTGGCGCGTTTTTCTGCGGCTTTCGGTCTTTCGGATTCTTGTACGGCATCTGCCTTATCCTCTTTTGGTTTATTAAAGATACGGTCGAACTCTGAATTGAACCGCTCCGTATCTGCTGTTGGTCGTCTTCTACTACCTTTACCCATTACCCTCTCCCGTTATGTGGACACTCTAATACGTCACACCATGCTCGGCACAACCCGCTTGGGTTAGCGTTCCACACGTTGCTATCAGATGCGATCACCATTTGTTTATACTTACCTACATACTTTTCAGTTAACGCCCGCTGGTCGTCAGTGCGTGTGTACCTACTCCTGATAAGGTCTTTAGACACGACAAACAACAGGCCACCTTTCACCACCTCTATTTCTGGGAAGTGTTTCCACACTGCTAAAGCCATAAGCTCTAGCTGTCCCTTGTCTGCGTACCGTGCCGACTTGCCTGTCTTGTAGTCCACAACCCACGCTAACTTCTTGTCATGGTCTACTATAATTAGATCGGCTATACCTCTGAACCATACATCGTCATCTCTGAACCCGCATGGCTCTAGGTTAGCTGTTAGCCCTAGCTCGTACTCGCACAGCTTCTCCCCTTGGATGCGGTTAAGTGCATCGAGTGAAGGTTTACAGTAGTCGTACTTCTTAGGTAGTGGCTTGTTGTCACGTATGTACTCCTCACACGCAAGGTGTACGTCAGTGCCGTAGCGCATAGCGTCAGTTTCTTTCTGCGGATATTCTTTTAATATCTTCACATGGTAAAACTGCTTAGGGCATGTCTCGAACGCTTTAAGTTTACTAAACGACCACGGTGCTATGCTCACAATAAGTAATCCTCTAAATCATTAGTTCGGTGTTGGTGGTCTTCTATCGCCCGCCGTTGCTCTATCGTAAGGTTAGATGATGTTTTGTTAAGGTACCTATCCCTACCTTTCTTTTCCTCAACTTTCCTAGTTGTAGCGGTGGAGCAGGGGACACATGCGGATGATACCGCAGCCATCTTCTCAGCTCCTTGTTTACACCAGCGCCTTTGGTACCCACCACATTTAGGGCATGGCGTGTTAGTCGTGAATCTCTTAGGGCCACTCATAACTTTTCTATGGTGCTTAACGTAAGCGGTGCCTCTGTCGGTAAAGTCTACGGGCTTAAACACAAGATCTTTCATATCGTACTCCTTGTTGGTCGTCAGCCTCGATTTCTGCTAGACATATGTGGCACGTCAGTTCGTTTTCTTGCGGCTCATCTGATACCAGCTCCCCACAATGCTGGCAATTAAAGTAATCGCTCATTACCACTCTCCTTTATTTTCTTGTGTATCTCTTGGCGGTGGACACTAACTGATCTAGGTGCGTTGATGCCTATCTTCGCTTGCCCATACTCGTTTATGCCTAACACTACAACTTCTACATCATCACCTATGATGATAGCTTCACCTACTTTACGCGTAAGGATCAACATTACACTTCCTCCTTTTCTTTGAGTTCGCGGCGCTTGACGCAATTTTCGCACTCACAAGTGCCTAAGTAGCGTTCTATAACTTGTCTGGCTTTGGCATAGTCTATTTCCTGCTGCACCTCCTTTGACCTTTCGGCTACTATTTTGTGGGGGTCTTCCCCTAATAGCACCAAATCTACCTCTTCCTCAGTAAGCTCTAGCATTTCTGGCTCTTTACGTGTTCTCCTAAGCATCCTAATGGCTAAGGCTAAAGTAAAGATAGCGAAGCTACCAACCAATACAACATTTAATAAAATTTCCATTACTCACATCCCCCATAAGATTTATCAAAACCACTCTCACAATCGAGCGGCATACCTTTACACCACGTAGGCACGTACCGCATACACTGCTCTATGTATGCTTGCCCCTCTTCAATTTCTTTCTTCGGTACAGCACACACGATACTATCATGTACTGTCATAGTCACCTTATACTTCTTAGATATAAGTAACAACTGCTCACCTATAATTATACGCGCCAAGGCTTGGCATATGTTCTCTGTTACCTTTCCACCATAGATACGGTTTCGGCCTTTTCGGGTCATGTAGTTAAACTCTGGCCCACGCTCACCTTGTTCGTAATCCAAATTGTCGTACCGCATGTACAGCCCGTTGGGTAGGTGTACCCGCCCATCTAATCCTGTGGTAGTAAATTTGACTGTGTTCAAGAACCCGAAGGAACCCCGGGAATTACGGGACATCTCTACTAACATGTTCTGACATGCTCGCCAGAAGTGTGTGATCTTCCAATTCTTATCTCGGTACACGTTTATGATACGGCGTGACTCATCAAGTGATATGACAACACCTGACTGCGCCTTGAGCTGCTCCTTAAATCGTTGCGCTCCCATGCCATAACCTGCGCCAAGGATAGCTGTCTTACCTACGAACCTCTGCTCCTTGGTAACGTCTTCTACTTCTACACCGTATATGTCAGCCGCCATGTGTTTGTAAACGTCTTCACCTTTGGCGAACGCTTGTACTAGGTCTTGCTGATCTGCTAGCCATGCTAGTACACGTGCCTCAATCTGCGACGAATCACAATCAACTAGCATGTAGCCCGCTGGTGCGATGATACTTTTCTTTAGCTTCTTACCATCAACACCACGGCTGGGTAGGTTTTGCATGTTGATCTTGTCGTCACCACCCCACCTACCTGTGTGTGCTGCGTAGTACCTAATGGGTACAGGCAACTTACCGCGAGAAGCTATAGCTATAAACCTCTCAGTGCGTGTTTCTTCTAAGGTAGACTTCAGCCCTAGACGTGCTGTGGCTAGTGCTTGTACCTCTGGGCTATCGTGATTCAGTAATGCTTTAAACCCTGCATCAGTCTTGGCGAAGGCATACGTCTGCTTACCAGTAGTGAGGCTTTCTTTCATTGGTGGGGTAACACCCTGTGCCTCAAGTAGTGCGGCGAACTTAGGGTTACTCATCAGGTCTTTCTTGGCTACGCCAGTAGCATCTAGCAAAGATTGTTTGCGTTCCTTTACATCGATAAGGTGGTCGGCTAACAACTCAGCATCCAACTCCAGTACTGGCTCTATAAACATACGTAGTGTGGCGTCGATTAACTTTAGTTCCTGTTTTGGGTACGACCTACCCATCAACTTGAACAACTCGTAGCACAAGTCTACGTCATTGATACAGTAGTCACCGTAGGCGTCTAGTTCCTGTGCAGAAAAGTCCGTGCGTCTCTTTCCGATTGCGTCGAGAACTTCCGTTCCCTTGGCCCCGATAGCATACCTTTTAGCAACCGCCGCGAGAGACCCACCAACCTCAACCCCGTGAAGAGCACGAGCAATACACAAAGTGCAGGCAAAAAACTTAGGGCGAATATCGAAGCGCCAGTTAAGAATAGCGCCATCGAACATATTATTGTGAGCAGCAACCATACTATTCTGCCAATCGAACGAATGTAAGTAGTCATATATTTCCTCGTGTGAGCCACTCGCCCACTCTGTTGGTTCGTTGTTTACTTTCACACCCACGCCAATAACCTCAAACATGTCACTGCGTATGTATTCTTCGGTAGTAATCTTACGTAAGGAATAATCCTTATCGTAGTACGTCTCGAAATCTATCGTTATCAAGTCCATTTTTCTAGCCTCTCCAATTCAGCATCAATGTAAAACTTTATCTTCTTTGCATCACGTAGCTGGTCACTGTGCGACGATTGCCCGTATCGGTAACACGAACGTAGTATCTCACCTATCTGTGAGTTCATGTTCTTGTAACTGATAAGGTGTTGTAGTTCCGTCGCGCCCTTTGGTAACTCGTAGTAACTTGCTGTGCTGCCATCACTAACGCCCGCTACTTCTTTCTCCGCGTCAATAACTTTGTGGTCGAGCCGTTTTACTGGGCCAGAATTTATACCCAACCGCCTCCATTTGTACTCGTCACCTGTCTTCGTTAGCGTAAGCCCACCTATCCTCGGCGGCTTGCATGAATGGCGTGGGAGATACTTCTTGCCGTATTCCTTATGACATAATCCACAGCGTACGCGGCGTTGAGCTGCAAGCACCGCTGGTGATCGCGGCTTTTTATATTTAGGTTTAGGTTTAGGCTTGCTTACTACTGCCGCCCCCTCTTGTTTTGTTTCCTCTACCCAACCTCTTGCATGTTTTGTGCGGGTAACTTCGTGTTTAGCTTTTTTTACCTTACTCATTACATTCTCCTTATAAATCTAAAACTAACTGCCTTGGGTCAGTAGCTGCCCCGTTGAGTATGTTCACAATATCGTGCATGTTATCCTCGTTCACGACCTCAGCTATCCCACCTGCAATAGCTATCTTACTCAGGTGCATATCTTGTAGTGCGGTTGTCTTACCCTTACCCGCCTTACACTCTATACCAAAGAACTTACCTTTGTAGCACCCGACTATATCTGGCACACCACTCGAACCATAGCCACCTGTAGCTGGGAAAAAGTAGTAGCACCCTAACGAGTCTAGCTGCTTAGTTATTGTCACCTTAACTTTCTTCTCTGGGGTCATCGCCATTACGTTCCTCCTCGATCATACCAACTAACTTTTCTAATGCGTCAGCTATACGTACTACCGCCTCGTATGCCTCGGTTTCTCTCTTTGTCATACTATACCCCCATTGTGTGGCGCATTACTTGCACCGCTATTCCTAGTATCGATACGAAAATTATAAAGTCCAAGTAATCCCATTCCTCATTCATCAGCACACCCGCCATTTTTAAGTGAGTACTCAAACGCCCAGTAACCTATGAGTATCTGTTTGTCTTCAATGTCGGCATAGTGCGCCTCGAACGCTGCTACGATCTGGTTAGGTGATAACACTTTCCACTTTGCGCAGTCTTCGTTTGCCCACGTAGCCATAATTTTTACGGCATCGTTCACCCCACCAAGGTACATGATGGTAGCCTTTCGTAAGCCCCCCTCCGATAGTTGTTTAAATTGTTCCACAGTCAGCGCGTGTGTTGCGCTGCTGATACCAGTTGCCAAAAGTAATCCTACCACTAATTTCTTAAACATTGTCTTCTCCTTTATTAATTAATTCTAAATATACTTCGTACATTGCGTCTTCGTCTATTGGAATGGGTACGTCTACTTGAGGTTTCGGTAGGTACTTTCCATACTTTTTGTTGTACTCACGTATTGCTGCGTCAGGTACTATTATTTTATCCATTACCGCCACGCTCGCATGTAATACGCCGTGTGCATATACCACTTGCCTAGGTATATATCCCTCTTATAAAGTGAGGGGTTAGACGCACCGCCTAGTGCGCAATACCCTTTATACGTCATTTGCATTCTATTTCCTCCCCACCACCGAATAACCAAAAGCAATCGGCGTTAACGCGCCTACCAATATGGTTTATTGTCTGCCCGTCTTGGCACGCCATCAACATGGCTATCCTTTCTTGCGCCCACACGGGTAGGTCATCGGGGCTATCGTAGGTGCTGTCCAACTCCGAGTCAATACAATTGACACCCATACACGTTACAGTAACTTGCTCCATGTCCGCACAATTAAATATCACCGAGTAGGACGGGTCAGAAGCGTACGTATAGGGGTTCCAACCGTAAATAATTCTTTTTACATCACTTGTAGACATAGTACACCTCGTCACAATACTTCCAACCAACACCGTCAAGGAACGTGTTGTCTTCGCTTATGGTAAGAACAGATACCTTTGACAACACATCGTCAGGTAACTCAGTCGTCACGCGTGTGCCCGCGTGCATATCGGTCAACCTCTGCTCACTACGGCGGCTGTCGTATCTAATGTCATGGGCTAGTTGTTTGTGGTCGTCCACATCAAGGCAAGTAAACTCATGCCCAGTGCTAGTGGTGCGTACCTGCACACATATATAGTCTTGCCCTAGGCGGCTATTTTCGGCCTGTTCTTTAGACGCACTTACGTACTTAGCTAACTTCTCGCCGTACACAGGGTCAATGAAGTTGTGTCCAGACGTGTGTAGGTGTAGTAACTCTGTCCTTAACTTCGCGCACATCACCCCGCTGTCACATAAGTAGCTCGATAGCTGGCGTATCTCGTAATTCTCGTCTTGGCCTACGCTATTGCGGTGTCTTACTAAGTCCTCTAGGGTAGTCGCCATAACATCCATTGGGGTGTACGCACGTAAGTGTTTAACTGCGTTACGTATCCCTGTCGTGATATTTGTAGACGACATACGGTAAAACAAATCCGAGTTGTAATGGTTTGTCTTGTTGTTCTCGATAGACTTAGACGACACATTAAACGTGAGCTTTTCCTCACCCCTAGGCTTTACGTCCCTACAATCTTTGTAGCTAATCTTTCCTCGTGCGAACACCTCGTCAGGGTAATACGCAAACGTGTAGTTGGCTCTTGTATTGATTCCACCATCATCAACTACACCAAACTTGATGCCACGTAGCTGTTTCTTTATCCCATCCATAAATGCTTGTAGTGGTAGGTGAGGGATAGTAGTCACCACGTCTTCTGGAAAACGTACTTCTCTTAGGGTGTGCGT